ATGGCAACCTACGCCTACCGTTCTATTTCAGAGCGCCAGAAAATTCAGAGCCTTTGGGAAAGCGGTGCCTCTGTCAAAGAGATTGCACAGGACTTTGACTTGTCCGTGTCTGCAATTTACACAGAGCTCAAGCGTGGATATGACGGCACACGGCTCCCCGATATGCGCCGCCGCTATGATGCGGAATTGGCACAGCTCACTGTCCAAAAATCTATTGAACGGAGGGGCCGCAAAGCTGCCGAGGCATAACCGCCCACATTGATACAACCAAAGGAGGACAACCCTATGAAAGCAAATGCAAACCCTATTGTGCTGAAAAGCAACCGTACTTCTGACGAATGCATCGGTACCGTCAGATTGACCCCAGAGGCGGAAAAAGTCATCCGCCGCCTGCGCGCCAAGACTGCACTGCCTATTAGGCAAATTGTGAGTGAAATCATTGTGCAGGCAGAAAATCTCATTGACATTGAGGATGCCAACGAGGAAAGAGAGGAGGACTAAACCGTGAAAATGTTATCCGATTTTCAAGCAGGTGCAACCGTAAAGTACCACGGTGAGCCCTGCATCGTGCTGGAGCACCGCAAGGACGGCACCCTGCTCATGGTGCTTGAGCAGATTGAGCACACTTTTGGCTCTGACAACGATTTTGCCAAGAGTGACCTGCGTGAACACCTCAACGGTGCCTACATGGACACGCTCACCCAGGGCAGCCATGGTGAGATTTTGAAACGCGCCATTGACCTCACCGCAGTCAACGGTAGCAAGCAGTATGGCATTGACACCTGCTGCATTGCGCCACTTACATTTGATGAGTACCGCAAGTACCATGACATCATCCCCAAGCCGGAAAAATGGGAATGGTCTGTTACCCCTTGGGGCACCCCCTGCGTGGATGGAGATGAAACCTGGGTCATGGGCTTGTACACCAATGGCGGTGTCTACTACAACTACTGCAGCAATACCGGCGGGTCCCGTCCCGCTTTCCTCCTCCCCTCTAATTATGTTGTGGAGCCGGAAAATGCCCTTGCATCCTACACCACAAGAGAGCTGGTTGAGGAACTTTTCAGCAGAGCCGACAAGTAAGAGGTGGCTGACATGACCACACATGAGATAGAGGCCCGGCGTTATTCACGCAGATGCCGCCGTGCCCGTAAAATCAGACAGCAGCGCCGTGTTGCCCTCATCACCATTGTGTGCTGCGTTGTGTTCGTCTGGCTATGCACCTGCAAGGAGGACAAGCCAACCATCCCAACCGTTGCGGCAGAAACACCGATGCCAACAGTCACGACGGTTGCGGAACCTACGCCCGTGACCGCTGCGCCGCCTGTCAGCCGCACCCGTGATGACATCGTAAGTGAGGGACGGCTCCTAGCCGCACCTTTCGTGGTGATGATGGTGCCATAGGTGTTAGACATCGTTTATACCTCCTGTTCTTTCGGATAAATCTCAACGGTTGCGTGGTATTCCAACGCGCCCACCATTGCGGCGGAGCCGTTGCTTTCAATGTTGTTGATAATGCGGGGCCATATCTCCATATAGTTGGACATCTCATTGCAGGCACCGTGGGTAAGCGTGCCGTAAGACTGCAAAAAGGCAGTCATAAGCACCCGCATGTTGCTTGGGCGGACGGCAAGCAGCATGTTTAGGATTTCTTGCGCCAAGCTGCCCGCATCCGGCAAAGTATTGTAATCAAGCTGGATGTTGATGGTATAGTCCGCCACGGTTTCCTCATGCCCTGTGGGGCCGCAGATGCTTGTGAGCCAGTTCTTTAGCCACGGCAGCGTATAAGGCAGTTCCAAGTTCCACATTGCTTTGATGCGTGCCCTGCGGGTTTCCAGCGTGTCTGTGTCTTTGGGATAGATTTTACTGCCGCCCAATTCCAACCGGAGGCATAGGTTAGGTTGAGGGTGATGTTGACCGTTTCCGGCGTTACGCCCACTACATTTACCACATGACCGATGGGGGCAAGACCAAGACCCTCTCCGGCGTTTTGGGTTGGGTCAACGGTGGTCTGCACCTCATTGAGCAGGGTGCTGGACGGCGCTTTGTCGTTGGATGCCATAATGACCAGCTTGACGGAGCCGCCAACGGTCAACTGCTTTTGGCTTGCCGCCGTATAGACCGCCGTGAGCCAAGCCGCAGCATCCGCATCCAAAGTGCCGATTATTCCCGTGTACCATGCTGTCACAGCGGCGTTTGGGATAAGGTCGGAGGGGTTTATACTCCCATTCCAGACGGGGTGCACCTTGACAGCGCTGACACCCTCCAGAGCGCGCACCTTTTCGGTATAGTCCGCCTGGTTGCCGCCAAACGCCTGAGATTGGAAACTGTCAAGCACACGCTGGCGGAAAGTTTCCGTTTCCTCCTCATCGTCACCGGGGATAAGCAGCTCAACCAGTTCCGCATGGGTCAAGCCGTCCATATATTCAATAGGGATGAGAGCACCGGCATAATCATTGGCAACAGCACCGGCCGTTTCACAGGTCACTTTATGGCTGAGGCCAGTGTCTGTGTCGGCGGCGGTGCCCATCCGTTCTGTCACAGCAAAGTTTAGACCCTCGCAGGAGAAACGAGTGCCAACCGGCACCTCAATGTTAAATTCCGCACGAAAAACCGCAGCACTTGCCGGGTACGGCTCCATGTTGCGGTCAGCGGCTCTCTTTATCAGATATTCACGGGGTGCTGTGGCAATGTAGGTGGCGCTGAAAACAAAGTCAAGCCCAATATAGAGTTGGGCAAGCTCTGCCATAGCCGGTGCCACGCCGTTCATCACCATAGAGCCCTCGCGCTTGTCAAGGGCGGAGGAAACTCTTGACAGGGCGCTCTTGACAAGCACCTCATAGGTTTTGCTTTCAAACATCGTCAGATTTCAACCTCCTTTTCTGCGGTCAAGTCACCATAGATGGTGTTGACCGTAAATTTGGCACGCACGCCGCGCCCACTTGTTTCAAAACTCCAGTCATCCACACTTGTAATGCGGTCATCCTGGGTCAAAGCCTCGGTGATGCGGCGCTTGATTTCGCTCATAGCGTAGTCCCTCGGCGTGCCAATAAGGTCGGACAGTTCTGAGCCGTAGTCACGGGAGTAGATGGGGAACGCATAACGCTCCACATTCAAGATGAGATAGACCGCTTGCAAAACCGCATCCTGCTCATCCGTCATGCCTCCCACGCGCCCACGGTCAATGTCCAGCTTATGGGTATATCCGGGTTGACTTTCAACCGCAAAACCGATGAGGTCAAGGTCATCCCCGGTTGTCGGTAATGTTGCCATCACGGTGCCTCCCATCTGTCTAAGACTAAGAATTTTTGCCCACCGTCACAGCGGAGCAAAATGACTTTTTCTCCTGCCTTGAGGGCAAGATGCACACGGTAGGACTTGCGCCCCTTGTATGCGTGATTGTGGGATGCAAAAGAGGCATCCCCGGAGCCTCCGCTTGTGTTCTCCGTCCGGTGGTCAACTGTCATCTCAACTGTGAAATCACGGACACTGTTGGTGAGCATCAGTTGTGCCCCCGTCAAGGTCTTTTTCTGGTCAACCTGGATTTTAAGCGGAGAGGCGGAGGTGACTGTGCCAAAGCATACGCTCATAGGACCGGATGCCTGCACGGCCTCCACAGCCGCCTGCTTGACGGCTTTGACAAGCTGGTTAATATCAAGTGACAAATGTACCACCTCGCATTTTGAGCTCCATGAGGTGCATCCCGTCCTTGAAAGTGTGCTTGCACTGTTCCACCATGAGATAGTTGGACACATTGATGTCACCAAGTCCAAGCATGACCACCAGCAGCGTGCCTGCCCTTACACGGATGTCACCAAGGACATCCGTGAGCCGCAGGGTGCGTGTTTTGGTATTGTAGAGGTCAAGCAAGGCATCCGCCATTGCTTTGGCATTGCCGTTGCTGTCCAACTTCTCATAATACTGGAGCACGCCCCACTGGTTGATGTGTGAGCTGTCCTGGGCAATGTAGACCTCACGCTTACCGGTGTCCTTGTTCTCATAGGTCAGCTTTACCTTGTCATAGGTTTGGGATGCAATGGAGCTTGTATAGTCGTAGTCACCGGCGGTGTCCTCATCAATGAGCACACCCAATTTCATGTTGCCGATGCTCTTTAGTTTTGGCTCCTTTCTGCACCACTTTCCTTTTTGTCGGGCCAGTCCCCGTGTGGTGGTCACCCTGCTTTGTTCCGCCGGGTCAGCGGTATTTTGTGTATGAAAAAAGCACCGTGCATTTTCAGCACGATGCTCTAATCAATGAAATTGGTTGTCAATCCTCCGTGTCCTCTAAGTCATTGTGATACGGACATTGGAGGCACTTTTCACGCTGCTTGTCGTTCCATTCAAGTCCTTGCGGCAAAATAGAGGTCTTTGCCTCACGGTCTGCTACAAGCACGATTTCCAAGCAAGTGTTCCCGTCCACCTGTCTATCCAGAACGGGGCAATATACAGTATTCATTTTTTGAACACCTCCGCAATGGCTTTTGTAGTCGGGTCAAAGTCCTTTTCCGAAAAAGCCGTTTTTATTTTCATTGTGTCGGCATTGATGTATGCCGCGCCGTCAAGAGAGTAGCAGTTGATGCTCACGCCGTCCCAACGCTTACGCCGCACGGTGCACTTTGCTGTTTTTACATAGCTTTTTGCATCGTCCAGTGTGCAGCCGTGACGGGTGCCGTGGGCATCATTAAAAGCAAGGCTCTCAACTGCAATGCTTTCCGGCGGCACACGCACTGTGCCAATCACGCCGGTTGCCTTTACGGCTTTATAATTCGCATAGTCTGTTTTGGTAGCCTCTGGCACTCTGCCTTTATAGGAATACAAACCAGCCAACTCATCATACTTGACCTTATTGTTGTATTTCAAATTCTGAAAATCCTTGAAAGACCGTGGTGCATCGGCGCCAAGGCGCTTTTTGTAGTTCTCAAATTGCACCTTGTCGGCACTTTCATTATAACCCATGGCACGGAGTTTTTCAACCGTGCCTGCGCCGTAAAGCTCATTTTGTTTGGCACGCCACTGCTCATAGGTCATGTCTTTGGGCACCTTAAAGCGTTCCCCTGTGATGGCATCCCTCGCATAGCGTTCCCCAATGCCGTCCATATCGGCAAAATGGGGACAGGTGCAGCCACGGCACCAGGGGTGGAATGGGGGAGCCGTGAGCCCCACAGCGTACTCAGACCGCTTGAACACCTTGCCGTCCATGCTGCCGCATAATTCGCAGGTGTGGGTGTCAAGGCTTTCCACAATCTTGTATTCCTCAACATCCAGCTCTCCATAGCAGTCCTTTTGGGCAGCGCTTGAGAAATAGGCGCTTTCCGTCATCACCAGCCGGCCGGCTTTCTGCCGTGACACATCAAACTTTTTGGAAATGTTGCTGATTGCACGGTCCGGTGCCTCGCCCCGGATGACCATGCGGGTGATTTCCTGGTTGACCGTGTTGACAAGGCTTTGCTTGTTCGTCCAGCAGCGGTCACGGAAAGTCTGCCCGTCAGCCGTCCACGGTCTTGAGAGCACCTTGGAGATGACCTTTTCATCAATGGCGGCAAGGGACCAGCCAAGACCAATGCCTCTTTGCACCTCAAAGCCGGTGTGGTAGTAGCCCGCCTCATAAATCTCACGGGCGGCTTTTTCCGTTGCCGCCTCTACTTGAGCGTGCAAAATCTCTGCCTGCTGCTGAATTTGCAGCTTGAGGGCATCCAGTCTGGAGATATGTACCTTGGCACTTGCGTTTTCAAGCTGTTTTATCCATGCACCGTCAATGGCGTTTTCCTTGCCAAACTTGATGTACTCGTCCACCGTCCATTGCAGCTCTTTGAGTTCGCCGGAGGTGAGCAGCTTTTTGGCATCAGCAAGGGAAATGTCATTGTTATCTGCAAAGCGTTGATACCAAACGGCAATGCTCTTTTCAATCTCCTGCACGGCGTTGGCAAATTGGCGGTCAAGGTTTTCCACATAGGTATAGGAGTGGTCAAGCAAAGCCTCCTCCATATTTTTCATGCGTTGCGCCCAATATGCGGCGTTACTCTGTCTGGCCACCGTCCTCACCGTCCTTTACTGTGCCGGGTTGCTGAGGGTTGCGGTTTTGCTCAAAAGCGGCGCGGTAGGGGTCTGCCATAGCCTCCTCCTTTTCGTCCTTGATGCGTTTGAGTTCCTGCTCCGGGTCAGACACCCACGGGTGCATCTTGACAATGGTTTCATCGGACAGGATGCCAACGGAGGCTTTGCAGTTGTTGATGACCTCCGTTTCATTGATGAGCACATCCCGGTCAAAGATTATTTTGACCTTAGTGCCGTCATAGCTCTTTTTGCCGGTGTTGGCAAAGTGGGCGTTGACAAACCACAAAAGCTCATCCATGCTTGCAGCAAATTCCATTTCAAGGGCATTGGCATCAAGGTCAATGTCAGAGTACATGCTCTGGATATTCATTTGGTTGGGGTTGCCGTTCATTCTTTCGTCTTTGGCATCATAGCCTCTGGCGTTCTCAATGATGGCATCCTTGAGCATCTGGAGCAGTACCTTGTAGTTTTCGGCGTTCACATTGATTTCCAGCGTGTCCACGCCGCCGTCAGAGCCCTCATAAGAGCGTACCTTGATAGCGCCATAGGCGGCAAGGTTTTTGCGAAAACCGCCCAAGTCCTCACCATCATAGTTTTTGATGACCAGGATGGTGGTGTGGATGTCCTCCTCCATTTGGTTGGCAAAGTTGCTGAGGATGTTGTTGTAAGCATCCTGGAGGCACTTGACCTTGGACAAAAGCGGGATTTCATGGTGAGAGCTCTTAAAGCACACAAGCGGGATGCGTTCCCAGTTATAGCCTTTGACCTCGCCCGTTTTGGGGTCAGTCACCGTTGTATATGGTCCGGAGTAGGCACTTGCATCCGGCTCTAATGTGCCGTCATCGTGTCGGATAAAGCAATCCACGCCTCCGCCGTGCAGCACCTCAACCTTGACCACCTCCTTGATGTGTTCGCTTTCGTCATACTCCAGCACCACATAGGCGTGCACAGCGGCATCAAGGATGGTGTGGTCTGCATCCGCCCAAAAGGCAAGCACCTCATCTGCGGGAAAGCGTTTGAAACAAAGCTCACCGCCGTTGTAATACGGATAGAGCCAGCTTTTGCCGCCGATAATCGCGCCCTCACCAACATTGCGGAGGGTACGGCAAAAACGCTGCCCAAAAACGGTGCTAAGCGCCTCCGCATACTCTTTGTTGTCCGTGTCAAAGGAGAACGGGCGCCCAAAGGAGTAGTTGGTTTTCTGGTCAACCATTTTGGCGTATAGGTTATTGACCAGGCGGTTGTTAGGCAGGTGCTTGAGTTCAATAGGCTTGCCGTCCTCATCCAACGCCAACCGCCTGCGGTGTGCGGCCTCCTGGTCACCGTGGTAGTAATGCTCTCCGGCAAGCTGCTTTTTGCGTTCCGAGGAGTGCAGCCACTCTGTAATTTCAAGCTCTAAAAAACGCTTGTCTGTCATGCCCCTCCCAAAGTTGGTCGAAAGAGGGACGGAAAAATCTCTTAAATTTAGCACAACCATTTTACTGTTTTCACCTCACTATTTGAAACTGAACAACTCCGGAGCAAAGACTTTGTGCACAAAATAGCGGACATCATCCATGCTGTGGTCATTCTCTTTTATCGGTTTATCCATCAAGGCTTTTTCATCCCATCGGTACATCCCAAACTCACGGATGCAGTCCGTGCAGCAATCGCAAATAAAAATGTCACCGCATTGCAGCCTGGTTGCCACATTGCGGATGCCATCAATCACCGCATTGGAGGCTTTTTCTACACGAAAACGCCCGTGCCTGCGGATGACCTCAATAAACGATGCGGCGGAGGGGTCTACAATGACGGCGGAAATGTGCAAGCCGTCTGCCAGCTTTTCCAGTTCCGTGTAATGCTCCTCATCGGTGCGCTGCCGTCCCTCCTTGCGGCTGTCAAAGTAATACTCACGCATCCGGTACCACTTGCCGTTAGCACGCCCCCACAGTCCTATGCTGGTGGGGTTTACGGTGCCGTAGTCGCAGGAAATCACATACTTGTCATAAGGTCTTGCCACCGTTTCAACCACATGGAAATCCTTATTGAACATAGTATAAATAAGCCCCTCAGCAACCACCCACAAGCCACGGATAAAGCGGTCATAAAACACGCCGGAGTAAAGGCTTTCATAGGATGGCAGACGGTTGGCAGGCGTGCCGGTCTGTGCATCATCGTCCTTGTCCCCAAAGCGGTGGAGGCGTACAAGGTCAAAGGCGTTGACCAGTCTGCCGCCGCAAGGGTCGGTTGCATGGTGACTGTATAAAAACTTGCCGCTGTCATATACCACTGCGCCACCGGTGGTGGAGCCGCCCAGATAGGTATAACGCCCCGGCATACTCTCCACCGGCTCATACATGCCGGGGATGAGTTCATCCATAGCACGGTAAATGTCATAGGTGCGGCAGAACGCGCCCACAACGCCGGTCTTGCCCTCCGGGTCACCCTGTTTGACTGCCAGCTTGGGCAGGGAGAGGGCGCCGGGGACTTGCGGCCAGGTGGTGCAGTCGCGCCAGTCCTCATACTGTGCCAAAAGTCCGTTGGCAGAGAGGAGCGGCTTGTCCTGCCATAAATAGATATACTGGCTGTCAGCGCAACAGGAGGGCCAATACATAAGGCGCGACACCTCAAAGGTGGTAGGGTCACAAAGTTCCAAGCCTATGTACTCGGCCATTTTGCGTGCCAGCGGCTCATATTCATCCGCAGACACCGTGCGGTCAAGTGGGATGAGAACACGCAGGCGTGGTGCCGCAGGGCTGTGTTTACGGGTACTGTAGATGCAATAGCCGCATCCCAAAGCCTCCACACGCCGCAGCACATCATCCGTGCCCCCAGAGGGGATATTGTCAAGGTCCAGAGTTATGACATCACGCCCGGTCACATTGCCTGCCTTGCGGCGCGGGCCGGACAGCGTGCCTGCCATAAAGCCGCCCACATCCTTGAGGTCATCCTGCTGGACCTTTTTCATGTTCAAGTATTCTGCCAACGGCTCTGTGCCCCTGGCAGGTGTCTGGAGCCTTGCCCACAACTCTGATATGAGCATAGTCTGAGGCAGCCAGGACATTGCACGCCGGTTGCTACCGGCTGATATTGTTATTTTGCGGTCATATTGCATCTTGGCTCACCTCTCTATCTACATAAAACCTCCAACCGTTCCGATAGGCGGAGGAGTTTTTCAGCTTTTATGGTGTCAACTTCTGAACGGTTGCCGTAAATGATACGGAGCTGCTCAAGCATGATTTCCACATCAGCCATTTCCTCTGAAATATTGGTTGTGTTCTTAAAGCCTCTCATGTTCTTGGAGAGCTCTTTTGTAAGTTCAGCCATTTCCTCCATGCAGAGGACAAGCTGGTGCTCCTTGCCACATTTCTTGACGGCGGCGGTATAGATGTCACGGGTTTTCATAGCTGCACCTCACCGTCACGGACAACCACGGCACGGTCATCCCAATACTCGGATGCTCCAACCTTTCTGGGGCGGGTGCCAAAGGCAGCAATCCAGGAGGGGAGGCTTTCATTGACCGCATCAAAGTGTAGTCCCCATTGGGCACAGGCATCCAACGCCTGTTGGAGCAGTTCACCCTCCCGGCAGGTCCATAAAATCAGACCGGCGCCGGCGGCTTGCTCCGCAATGGCTTTGTCGATAACGCTCCGGTTGGGTGCTCCGATGTTCGGAAAAGCATTTGTGCAAATGCACCCGTCAAAATCAATGGCTATGGCTTTCATCTAAAGCACCTCCCTGTCTTTTTGTCTTTGAGCTCAATGCGTGCAAGCAGTTCAAAACCGCTTTCAGCAATGATAAATTTAAGCACTTTTATGAGAAAATTGACCTTGCCCTCCAGCGCGGCATCCTCCTGCATAATGGGTTTCAAAGCGTGGTATGCGGTAGGGTCGGGGCATCCGCTTTGATTGAGAAACGGGTTTCTGTTTTCAGCCATCACGGGGCCTCCTTTCCTACAATTTCGCCTGCACAGGCGGCGTAGCCTGCAAGGTCAATAAAGCTGTCCATTTTGTCACCATTGTGGATGCGTGCCACTTTCAGCAATGCCAGCATCATGGCAACATCTTTGGCGGTGAACAGGGTGCCCATGTAGACCGTCCAAAGCTGCCCAATGAGGCCAAAGCTGTCCTCCGGCGTTCCATAGTCCTGCTCACGCTCACCGCAGACACAAGCCTTTGCAGCATCCAATATCTCTGCTCTTTTCATATGACACCTCCAAAATCAGATGCGGCAGACGGGTGCTGACAAGCGGGGCAAAGGTCAATCCATTCCCCATGCGCGTCTTTGCGTGAACGCCAACCAGCGGCTTTTTTGGCATCCACCGCATCATAGAAGTCCTCAAACGGTCCAATGTCATCACCGCAGATGTCACACACGGCAATGTAGATGTCATAGCCATAAGAGTAGGGCATACATCGCAGCCGATTGACATAAAAGAGCCGCAAGTGGCGGCGTAAACATCAGCTACTTGTTTTCTAATATCAGAGGAACATTTCCCCCCCCCCCCGGTGCCCATTTGACCGCTTAGGGTCTGCACAACGCCGTCCTCATTGATTTTCACACGGCTGTCCTGCGGGTGGTTTTCAACAGCAAGCTGCACAATGGCAATCCCACCTTGATTTTTTGCGGGGTCGGGGCGGGTGGCATCTAATGTTTTAGAAACGCCAACCTCACGGCATCCGCTGTGCGGATTTGTGCTTTTCATGCTGTTTGAGGCAAGGCTGTCAAAGCTAAAAGCCTTGGCGTGGTTTTCAATGACCACCGCACGCCCTGCACCTGTTGCACCAAGCGTGTGGCACGGGCCACCAACCTGTGGATTGCTTGCGTTGGTCTTACTGGTGACGGTTTCACCGTTGTAGACGATTGCAAGCCGTCCTCTAATATCTGCATCATGCTTTGGCATACCGGCTCCGGCACGCAAGGTGCTTGCCACATCGTCCAACGGCTCACTGACAGCAGCCCTGTTTGGGAGGATGCCACGGCGGACATCAAAAACGGTGTCAACCATGTATTTACCAACAAAACCGCCGCCAACGGCTTTGCTTTCAACTTCAAACTCACAGTTGAACGAGGGGCAAGCGATACCGGCGGCTATATTTCTAACATTGGAGGTGCTTTTGAATAATGGCTGTTTACTATGACAACACAAGCCTCAAGGCAAAGCATGAGCGCAAAAAGTCCCTGGAGGAATTGACCAAAGAAAACAAAGAACTCAAAACCCGGCTCCAGGCTACGGAGGATGACTTGACCAATACCCAGGTGGCCCTCACGGAAGTCTATGAGCTATTGGCAGGAGGTGGAGCGAATGGCTAAGGTATACGCTGCCCTCATCCGTAAGGGCCTCAAGACCCTGGAGGATGTACCCGCCAACCTGCGTGACGCTGTTGCCAAGCTGTTGGAGGAGGGCACCAATGTGTAAGCTCCGCTGGCGGCTTGCTTTATTTTTGCTGAGAAAGGAGGTGCAAGATATGGCTATTGTGTACGCAACTCTTATCATCAAGGGTCGCAAGACTATTGACCAGGTGCCCGCTTTGCTGCGTAAGCAAGTGGAGGAAATCCTGGCTGACTTGGAGGTTGAGGTCTAACTCCCCAGCCAGCAGGAGAGGCGCATCCGTGCGGTGCGCCTCTCTTATTTTGAACGACAGGAGGACAAAAAGATGCTGGAAACACTGAGGAGTTATTGGTCTATCATCTCCACCATTATCACCGTGGTAGCCGTCCCCGCCATCGGCTACCTCTACAAAAAATATAAACAGGCGGATGCAAGACAAAAAGCGGTGGAGTTGGGTGTGCAGGCACTCCTCCGTGACCGCATCGTACAATCCTATTATCACTATGAGGAGCGCGGATGGATAACCCTGCACGGACTTGAGAATGTCAATGCCATGTATAAGGAGTACCACGCTTTGGGTGGCAACGGCACAGTCACATCATTGGTCAATTCCATCCGTGAACTTGATGTACGGGACGATAAACGCCCCGCCTCTCAAGAATGAGCCGGAAAGGAGGGCACATGGAGTTTTCAAAGAAAATGTTGGTGCTGCACTCCTTTGTGACCGTTTCCTTGATAACTGCCACGGTGGTCATCAACATTGCAACCGAGCACGATGTCACCGCCCTTGCCGCCCTTGCTGGTACATCCTTTGTGGTTGACGGCACCTGGGGCGGTTTTTATCTGTGGAAATCCAAGAATGAAAACCGGGCGAAATATGCCCAAAAATTTGTACGGCTGTTTGCCAAAGAGTACGGCGTGGAGAACGCCATCCGCTTGGCAGAAATCGTGCTGAAAGACTGAAAAGGAGGTTTATAGCATTGAGTAACAGCAAACTGGTGGACTATACCAAAATTTCCCCAAACAAGACAAGTCCCAGAAACCACAAAATTGACACCATCACCATCCATTGTGTGGTAGGTCAATGCAGCGTGGAAACCCTGGGCAATGTGTTTGCCCCTACATCCAGACAGGCAAGCTCCAACTATGGCATTGGCTATGATGGCCGCATTGGCATGTATGTGGAGGAAAAAGACCGCTCCTGGTGTTCGTCCTCCGCAAGCAACGACAACCGGGCAATCACTATTGAGGTTGCCAGTGACACCAAGCACCCCTATAAGGTGAGAGATGCCGCCTATAAGGCCTTGATTGACCTGTGCACGGACATCTGCAAGCGCAACGGCATCAAAGAGCTCAAGTGGAAAGCGGACAAGTCCCTCATCGGCAAGGTGGAGCAGCAAAACATGACGGTGCACCGCTGGTTTGCCAATAAGGCTTGCCCCGGTGATTATCTCTATAACCTGCACGGCCAGATTGCCGCTGAGGTCAACGCAAGGCTTGGGGTAGTATCTGATACCACCCCAGACACAAACGCCGCCCTGGAGTACGCTGTGGGCGATGTGGTGACCTTTAAGGGCACCAAGCACTATGCAAGCTCCAACGGCACAAACGGAAAGACATGCAAACCCGGCGAGGCAAGGGTGACCTCTGTGGCGAAAAACGGAAAGCACCAGTACCACCTCATCAAGACCACCGGCAGCGCCTCCACCGTTTACGGTTGGGTGGATGCCGCAGACATCACCAAAGCAAGCGCAGCCATTGCAAAAGGCAGCAAGGTCAAGGTCAATAAAGGCGCTAAAACCTACACGGGCGGCTCTCTTGCATCGTTCGTTTACAGTACGGTTTACACCGTCATGCAAATTGACGGTAACCGTGTGGTTATCGGCAAAGACGGCGTTGTGACCGCTGCCGTCAACATCAAAAACCTCACCCTTGTGGGGTAAAAATAAGAGGAGGATTTCACTATGGAAAACATCTTTGACTGGTCCGTTATTCTCAGCCTCGTGGGTGTGTTGGTGGTCATCACCAACATCATTGTGCAGGTGCTCAAAAAACTCACCTGGGACAAGCTGCCCACAAACATCCTTGCCACGCTTGTGGCAATCGTTTTGACCCTTGGAGCGTTCTTTGCCTACTGCCAGATTAAAAGCATCACCGTGGTGTGGTACATGGTTGCCGCTGCGGTTGTGCTTGGCTTTATGGTTGCCTACGCCGCCATGTTCGGCTTTGACAAGCTCAAAGAGGTCATTGCACAGTTGGATAAAAACAAAAAGGAATAAGACAGCGAAAAGCCGGAGAGGTGTGACCCTCTCCGGCTTTTTTTTGCGTTCTATGACATAAGCGCTTGCACGCCTTTTATAATCTTGTTGTAGTCATCCTCAACGGTCATAAAATCATTTTCATATCCTTGCAGCTCATCAACGAAAGCCTCTAACCGTCTGTTTTGTCCCGCCTGCGTTTTTAGGCGCATAGCCTCTGTTGTTTCCTTGGTATAAATACGCCCCAGGAAATCCGTCTTGAGAGCATCCACTGCCGAAAGCACACTCTCTGCTGCTTTGAGCATCTGCTCATCCACTTTGCACCCGGCTTTTTTGGCTTGCAGCAAGGTCAATGCCTTGCGTTCCGCCAACTGCAACCGGCTGAAAAATGTTTCATAGGCAAAGGTTTGTTGACAAAGCTGGAAACTCTCACGCATGATGCGTGCATCGTTTTCTGCCTGCATCGTGGAATAATATTTCCGCATATCACGGAGCGTGTCCTCCGGCACATCCGGCTGTGTGAGCTCTGTCTTTACGGACACCAGCGGCGTGGATGTTTCAGATGTTCTTAACACCTCCGGCTCTTTTCTTTTCCTCTTTTTCAAAAGCAGGACGGCAAGGACTATGCAAACAACCGTGAGCAAAATGTTTTCCGGCACCGGGTCTTGTACCGACATAATTACCCCACCGAGTGTTGCTACAGCGCACGACATTCCAAAAATGATGCGAACAATCCATAAAACCTTTTTCACTGCTTATCACCTCCCATTTTCTGCTTTTTTCTTTACTTTTACAAGTTTAATTATATCCAACACAGTGCATTTGTCAAGCAGTAGAGCCTATATGATAATGACTTATTTTTTGGGTAAACTATACTTTTCAGTAGGAGGAGGGATACGCATGACCGCTGATAAAATCAAAGCGTTGCGTGAGGCAAAAGGTTGGACACAGGCAGACCTTGCGCGCAAATTGGGCATCACCAGAAACGGAGTGAACTCTTGGGAACAGGGACTTTCCACACCATCACCGGCTTGTCTGGTGGACTTGGCAACAGTGTTTTCCGTGTCTACGGACTATTTGCTTGGCATTGAGCACTCAGCCATAGTGGATGTGTCCGGCTTGAATGACAAGGATGTTGCCGTGTTGGCAGAGCTTGCAGACCGATTAAGAAACCGCAACCATTGA